TCCGACGTCTTGACATGTGGCATCGGACACTCTGTGATTAAAAAATATATAATATCCCTTTTTCATACGATATGGCCATCTTCCACCTTCTCCCAGCATACGAGGTATGGCAGTTACAATTGAACACTCGCCTCCAGCAGCAGCAGCAGCAGCAGCAGCATTATTATTATGAGCCATTATTATATATTCGATATATAATAATCTAAAATACTCCTAAAAATTTACGTCGTTTCTTTGTTCGGCGTCTTTTACGTTTTTTCGTTTTTTTACGTTTTTTCGTTTTTTTTCGTTTTTTCGTTTTTTTACGTTTTCTGGTTTTTTTCGTTTTTTTCATATTTTTTATATTTTTTTTATCAAGCTCTTTGGGAATGTAACGCAAAAAATTAAACTCCCACTCCTTTGAACCCTTGTTTTTTGATAATTTTTTTGCCATTTTGTTTTTTTCTGCTCGTATACTTTCTAATGTAGATTGAACGCCTAGACATTTTTCACCAAATCGTTTCAATACACCTTTCTGTTTCAATCTGTTTTTTTGTTGAACTTTAAACATATATTCACTAATACAAAGTATACGTTCGTCGTTATAATATGGACGATTGGTATATAAAAATGCTAAATAAAAACTTAGTAAAGTATCAATAGAGGCTATGCGAATTTTCCTTCCGCCAATAGAAATCTCGTTATAACTGTGACAAGCGAGGGGTTCGTAAATAAACACAATTGTTTCCTTATCAACGCGAATTTCATAATGTTCTGCTATAACTTCCCCAATAGCAGGTTTTTTTATTATTTTACATTTCACTCCAATATCACGAAGTCTCTCTTTAATAATAGTTGCAGTTGTATGTGGGTCTTCAGCTAGAACATCAAAATCTGGAGTATTGGCTATATGTTTATATTTATATTTTGGATAGTATTTCATTATCAGTTTACTAGCGATGGAACCAAAAAACACAACACCTTGATCAATTAATGAGTCACGGACTGTATGGAAAATAGCTTTCTCTTCGCTTTCTTCATCTTCATTTTCATGTTCTTTTTTATTTTTGTAAAATCGCTGAACATCCATTGTTTGGCATCCATAATTTTGTATAGGATAATTCTTATTAAGAAGTCTTATACGTTTTAAAACCTTTTCCCATCGGCTTGTGTCTCCTAAAGGACGAGATAATTCAAGATATGCCAGCATACGTAAAAAATTAGGAGGTGAATAAAAAATACCATTCTTTCGAATACCGTTTTTCAGAATATTTTTAAATATTTCAGGTACCATTTCTGTAATATCCGCAATTGGAATGAAATTCACAAAAACTTTAAATGTCCCAGAATGAACGCCTGCCTTAGCTTCTACTTCCTCAAATCCAGCCTTGTAATAAATATCTGCTAATTCTTTGGCATCTTTTAATGGTTCAGGAGAGAAAAAATCATAATCTGGAAGCTCAACATCTTTGTTATAAAATTGATCTTCTGTGGGAAGAATGTTATTGATAGCTGTACCTCCATAACATACTCGTTTCTTTCGTTTTAAGAAATTTTCTACTATATTTATTATTTCTCTTACTTCTGGATCATGAATTTTTTTACGCCCAGTAATTGTTTGAATTTTATCAACAGCAATTCGCAAAAGATGCAGCTCTTTTTCGCCAAATGGTAATTTTTTAAAATCAGTCATCTAATATATAGCTGTAAAAAAATATATATTAAATATATATATGTCAAAAAACCCTGTAGCAGTTGAAGATGTGGTAAAAGTTGATGAAAAAGAAGAAGAGGAAAAAAAAATTATTGTAATCAACAATACCGATTACACAGTAAAACACAAAGATGAACCCAAATATTCTTTATCTCAAAAATATGCAAAGGAAACATCTACACCTTTATCTCAAGAGTATGCACAAGATATAGTATTGCCCATATCTCAAATACATGCTAAATTTCATACAACTGCATTATCTCAAAAATATGCAGAAGCCACAATCACATTATCTCAAAAATATATTCAATCGTGACTTACATTTTGCCTTGATATTGACGCATAACAACATCACGATCTTCGTATGACAATTGAGGATCCGGTGGCGTTGGACGAGGAATAGAAGTCTTAATATACCTAAGATTTTTGTTTTTCAGAATAAAAGCACTGCGCTTTTCTTCAAATAGTTTGTTATAATAAGCTATATTTGCATCTTGAGCTTGAAAATTCATACAAACAAATTGACATCCTGCTTGATGATGTTTTGCCGAATTCATATCATTAACAGCCAACGGATTATAATCTGGCATAGTAACAGACATATTTTTTTTATTATATTCTACAAGATCTTTTGAACTAGGAGCATACACAACATCATAATTTCTTAATTTTTTTAGAAAAATAGATATTGAGTTCATATTTACTAACTCTTCTAATTTTGATTCTCTATAATTGGAATTTGAACGATCACATATAATAATAACTTTCTCTCGTAATACAGATAATCCTTCATTTCCTAGATTTTTTCCACCGCTTTCAAATGCATATTTCTTATCATATTTAGATAATAAATTATCAAAATGTCTGTTAAGCGTATCAGCAATTTCATTATAAATATCATTTTGATTGGATTTAATGCGTAAATTAATAAAAAGTGGATCTGTTGGATTAGGACATATTTCTGATCCTGCTACTCTATTGCAAGCATTTTTATGAATTGTTTTTAAAACATCCGATATCGGTAAACTATTTAGTGTTCCCTTAATATGAAAATTATCATCTTTAGATGCCGCAACAACTGCTTTTCCTCCTACCGAATATATTTCAAGATCAATCAATCTTACACCTTGACGTATGATTTGTTTTAGTGCCTCTAAACTTACATAACCATTCGAAAAATCTCCACAAGAACATGAATTATAACTGCTTTTAATATAATAATCTCTTAAACGATATTTGAATGTAATATCTGTATTATTAATTGGAGTAATTTTTGTTCTTACATCGCCATATAAATCATCTAATCTTGTAAAACAGTATGCTTTTTGTTGATCGCGAGTAACTTTAATGACTGATAAAATACCTCCAATTATAAACACAAATACTATTATTTTAATTAATTTATCCTTTGATGGTATAAAATCACGAAAATTCATATATATATATATCTTTATGATATATTAAATTTGGCTAAATGAATATTAAAATAATATTTATTAATATAAGTAATGGCTGGAGGTTTAATGACATTAGCCGCGAAAGGTGCACAAAATATAATATTAAATGGAAACCCAACAAAGACTTTTTTTAAGGCCAAATATAATAAATATACTCCTTTTGCTATGCAAAAGTTTCGCCTTGATTATACTGGCTTAAAAATCCTTCGTTATTCGGATGACACATTTATGGAATTTAAAATTAAAAGATATGCCGATTTATTTCATGATGCATATATAGTGATTTCATTGCCTGATATATATAGTTCTGTATATTACCCTAGTTTTGTAGGAAGCCCTGATTATGATAGTAGTGGCGTTTTTCTAGGATCTCCCTACGAATTTCGTTGGGTTGACCATTTAGGTACAAATTTAATACGCCAAATAACTATTTTAGGCGGTGGACAAATATTAGCACAATATTCAGGCGAATATCTTGACGCTTTAAAAGAACGTGATTTTAATAGCGAAAAGAAAAAATTATGGCATAAAATGACTGGTCATCAATGCGAACTAAATGATCCTGGAAATTGCTATGGTAATATCAATGCCTATCCAAGTGTTTTATATGATCATGCTAATCCTTCTACACTAATGGAACCATCAATCCGAGGAAGAAAATTATATATCCCAATTGAAGCTTGGTTTGGGGTATCTAGTAAATTAGCAATTCCGCTCGTTTCGATTCAATATAATGAAATTAGTATCAAAGTTACATTTCGTCCTATACGGGATTTATACAAAATACGTGATGTAGAAGATATTGCAAATGAGTATCCAGTTGTCGCACCCGATCCGACAAATCCATTTCACCAATTTTGGCGCTTTATACATCCACCCGAAGATACGTCAGGAAATTATTCCAATCAGCGAATTGACTGGAATGCCGATATTCACATCATAGGAACTTATATATTTTTAGATAAAGATGAACAAAGACAATTTGCCGAAACAGAACAACAATACCTAGTAAAACAAGTATTTGAATCAGATTTTTTTAATATTACCGGTTCAACAAGTACTGAACTCAATAGCCGTGATTTGGTTGCCGATTATATGTGGCGTTTTAGAAGAAGTGATGCATTTATGAGGAATGAATGGTCTAATTATTCCAATTGGGCATATGATGGATTATTACCCATTCCACCTGCTAATAATGTTCCACCTTCACCATACGAAACGATATTTGTATATACCTCACATCACAGAGAGAATAAAAAAAATATTTTATATGATTTGGCTATAGCATTTGATGGAGAACTAAGAGAGAATTTGTTTACAGAAGGTATGTATAATTATATTGAAAAATGGATTCGCACAACTGGCAATGCTAAAGATGGATTATATTGTTATAATTTTTGTATGAATAGCAATCCGAGAGAATATCAACCATCTGGTGCAACGAATATGTCTTTGTGGTCAAAAATACGATTTGATTTTAATACGATTGAACCACCATTGAAT